AGACACAAGAGCCTATGAAGATGCTCCGATCATTTGGGGACTCGATGTGGCACGTTTTGGCTCCGATTCTTCAGTTCTATGTAAACGTCAGTCTAATGTTGTACACACTCTTGAGAGGTGGAGAAACCTAGATCTGATGCAGTTAACAGGTGCAGTAGTAGCACAATACGAAGCTTGTGACCACAAGAGTAGACCTACAGAGATTCTTGTTGACTCTATTGGCCTAGGCGCTGGTGTTGTTGACCGACTAAGAGAACTAAAGCTTCCATGCCGTGGGATTAACGTGTCTGAAAGCCCTGCTATGGGCGGTACGTACCTCAATCTTCGTGCGGAACTATGGCATAAAACCAAGGCTTGGCTTGAGAAACGGGACTGCAAGATACCAAATAATGAGGATTTCATTGCTGAACTGGCGACTGTTAGGTACACCTTTACATCCAACGGCAAGATTAAGATTGAATCTAAAGATGATATTAGACGTAGGGGATTGAAATCTCCTGACATGGCAGACGCATTTGTCTTGACATTTGCCTCAGATGCCGCCACCATCTCATGGGGGTCTAACTTGTCTTGGGGTAAACCGATCAAAAGGTTGATCCGAGGTTTGGTCTGATTGCCGTTGCCATTTTAGAGCTACCCTAAAAAAGTAGCTCTTTTTTTTATTAACACAATATGGTAGTATAGCGCAACCTATATTGGAGATTCCTATGAAAATGGATGAAGCCGCCAAGAAAATTGGCAAGGTAATGGGCGAATTTAAAGACAAGAAGCTCAAGTCTTCTTCTGGTCAAAAGGTTAAATCTCGTGACCAAGCCATCGCCATTGCATTAAGTGAAGCCCGTTCTATGCCAAAACGTGGAATGCGTACTGCAACCAATCGGAGCAAAAAATGAAACCTGGACTCTATGCCAATATCAATGCCAAACAAGCAAGGATAGCTGCTGGTTCTAAAGAAAAGATGCGAAAGCCTGGCACTAAAGGCGCTCCTACTGCTAAAGACTTTAAGCAAGCGGCTAAGACTGCTAAGAAAAAATGAGTGCAGCGTGGACCAGAAAAGAAGGGCAAAACCCTAAAGGTGGATTAAATGCTAAAGGTCGTGCCAGTTTAAAAACACAAGGCCAAGACATTAAAGCCCCCGTTAAGTCTGGAGATAATCCACGTAGAGCTAGTTTCCTTGCAAGAATGGCAGGGAACGATGGTCCTGAGTACAAAGATGGAAAACCAACTAGATTGCTTCTGAGCCTCCAAGCATGGGGTGCAAGCAGTAAAGCAGATGCTAAAGCAAAGGCTAAAGCTATATCAGCTAGGAATAAAAAATGAACTGCCCTATCGCCACCTATGACATCAAGGTCAACCTCAAAGCCCGTGATTGGGCGTTTAAGAATGTTGGCTATGGTCCTGCTAATCCAGATGAAGATAACATAGACTTCTGGATGAAAAGAGCAGATGAGTGGCAAACTCCTATTGAAGAAGCCCAGACCATGCGTTGTGGTAACTGCGCTGCCTTTATCCAGACTCCTGAGATGGAAGCCTGTATCCTAAAAGGTATAGATGAAGAGACTGATGGCTATGCCAAAGATGTCCAAGGTGCGGCTAATCTTGGTTATTGCGAACTGTTTGACTTTAAATGCGCTGGCGCACGTACCTGTTCAGCATGGTTATCTGGTGGCCCTATAACCAAGAAGATGACCAAGAGCCAATCTAATATGTTAATGATGGCTAAGACCGAATACAACATGGAAGATGAGGAAGATTAAATGGAAGCCTTATTAGCATCATTTTTAGAGTCGCTGATGCCAGCGGCAGTTGGTGGCTCAGAAGCCGTTATTGGTGGTGGTGCGGCTCCAATGTCTTTTGGAGATACTCTTGGCGGCTTTGCACAAAACCAGTTTGGTCAGCAAATGGCTCCTACTATGGAAGCTTATAAAACATTTACCAACCCAAACTCCACAATGGGTGACATGGCTAACTCAGCATTCAAGTATTCCTTTAATCCAAAGGAAGATGAGAAATCATTAATGACACCTCAGATGGGTGGTTATGGTGGTGGCATGGCCTCCAATTATGTTGGTGGAATACCATCTCTGTTGCAGAATACTGGATCTGGCATCCTCCCTTATATCGGTTCACGATAAGGAAATATATGAATAAAGAAAATCCCATGTTGATGGCAGAAACCTTGCAAGGTGAGATGCAAGATGATGAGGTAATGTCTGAAGAAGAACTTCAAGGTGTTATTTCAGGTGAAATTTATGACGCTATTTCTTTCATTGATGATGACATTGGTCACAACCGAGCATTAGCTACTGAATACTACTATGGCTTGCCTTTCGGCAACGAAGAAGATGGTCGCTCACAAGTAGTGTCAATGGATGTGCGGGATACTGTACAAGGCATATTACCAAGCCTGATGCGTATTTTCTTTGGTCCAGAGCGTGTGGTTGAGTTTGCTCCTCAAGGACCAGAAGACATTGCTTCTGCTGAACAAGCCACAGACTATGTAGACTTTATTTTTAAGCGTGATAACCCAGGCTTTAAGATTTTGCACTCCGCATTTAAAGATGCTTTAGTTCGCAAGGTAGGCATTGTTAAGTACTGGTGGGATGAGTCTGTAGAAGTCAAGGCAGAGTCTTTCTCTATGCTTGATGAACAAACAATGATGTTCTTGACTCAAGACCCAGACATTGAGATTTCTGCGGTACGTGAGTACCCTATTGCAGGTATGGCAGAACAGAATGCTGCCCAAGGTATTATGACTCCACCTCCCATGATGTACGATGTGGAGATCAAGCGTAGAATCAAGTCTGGCAAGGTAAAAATTGAGGCATTGCCACCAGAAGAATTCTTGATTGACCGCAGAGCAAAGTCTATTGATGAGGCCACCTTTGTAGGCCACAGGACTATGAAGACTGTTTCTGATCTAGTCGCAATGGGCTATGACTACGATGAGATGGTTGAAGTCGCTGGCAATGGTAATGACTTTGACAACAACGAAGAATATACCGCCCGTAACCCGTTTGCTGTTATCAGTACTGCAAACAATGGTGATCCATCAAGCAAGAGTGTTCTTTATATTGAAGGCTACTTAAAGGTAGACTTTGATGGCGATGGCATTGCTGAGATGCGTAGGATTTGCACAGTTGGTACTGGCAATAAAATCATGCGTAATGAGATTGTTGCTGAACGTCAATTTGCTGACTTTTGTCCCGATCCAGAACCCCATACCTTTTTTGGTATGTGTCCCGCTGATGTGGTCATGGACATTCAGCGCATCAAGTCAAATGTCCAACGTGGCATCCTAGACTCTTTGGCTCAAGCTATCAATCCTCGCACAGCGATTGTTGAGGGACAGGCCAACATGGATGATGTGTTGAATACCGAAGTTGGTGCTGTTATTCGCATGAGAGCGCCAGGTATGGTTCAGCCGTTTACAACTCCATTTGTTGGTCAAGCCGCATTCCCAATGCTTGACTACTTAGATGACATTAAACAGACCCGTACGGGCATTTCTAAAGCCGCTTCTGGCCTAGATGCAGACGCATTGCAAAGCACTACCAAGGCCGCAGTATCTGCGACTGTCAATGCCGCCCATCAGCACATTGAGATGATTGCCAGAACCTTTGCTGAAACTGGTTTGCGTAAGTTGTTTACTGGTATTTTGAAACTCGTTATTGAGAATCAAGATAAAGAGCGAATGATCCGTTTGCGTAATACATTCGTTCCAATTGACCCCCGTTCTTGGGATGCCAATATGGATGTTATTGTTAATGTTGGTGTTGGTGATGGCACTCTTGAAGACCGAATTAATATCTTGAATCAAGTTGCTATGCGTCAGGAAATGTTGATTAAAGAAACTGGTCCTAATAATCCTGTTGTAACAATACCACAGTATACAAATACGCTAACTAAGTTATTGCAGTTGGCGGGTATTAAAGATTCTCAGAATTACTTTAATCAATTACCACCCGACTTCCAATTTCCCCCACCTCCAGAGGCAAAGGCTACTCCAGAGGAGATGTTAGCTCAAGTGCAGGCACAATCTATTCAAGCTGATATTCAAAAGAAAGCCGCTGAACTGCAATTAGATCGTGAAAAAATGATTATGTCTGATGATCGTGAAAGAGATCGTATTGAACAAGATGGTATTTTGCGTAGATATGAGCTAGAATTGAAATATGGTGTACAAATTCAAAGTGCGGAAATAGAAGCCGCAATGAATAAAGACCGAGAATTAATCCGTCAACAAGCTGCAATGAGCAATCAACAGCCCCAACCAATGATGTAAATGGACGATCTAGAAATTAACCTCGCAAGAGGAGACAGAGCAAAGTTACTTCTTGAGGATGAACTCCTTATTGAAATGCTTAAACGAATAGAAGACGATTGTTATCGTGAGATTCGTTCTTCCAAACTAATGGAAGGACCAGTTAGAGAGCAAGCTTACTTGCTTCTGACAACAGTTGATATTCTGAGAGCAAAACTACGCTCTGTCATGGATACGGGCAAGATGGCAGAAGTTGCGCTTGTTCGCAGACGGGGTAGACCCCCAAACAAATGATTGTTAAACTAAGAGGTAAATATGTCCGATAACGCAAATGCAGTCGGTTCGATTACAGTAAATCAAGCAGCGCAAAGCTTTGCTTCCATGCTAGACACTCAAGAGGGTGTTGACACT